TCAGAGGAACAAATCGTCGTTGCCCGCGATGATCGGTGCCGCTCCGCGCCATGGAGACCGTGACGTGTGCCCTTTCGCCGGCTCGACCTGCGGCAGGCGCACCGGTTCGCTCAGCAAACAGCCGGCGACTGCGTCGAGACCGTCGTCATGGCCTCCTTGCCCCGGGCGCCACTCGCGCATCTCACGCACAAAAGGCGTTGACCACACGCTTTCGTGGGCCATCAACCGGCCCGCCGCGAGCACGGCATCGAAGGCATCGAGGATGCGCAGATCCTTACCCCGTCGTGCTACGTGCTCCACCACGGCGCAACGCAGCCCTGAACGACGCAGCTCCCCGCGGAGCAAGTTGGGCAGGAAGCGTCCGACGCCGTTCGTTTCCAGCGTCACCGAAGGCAAATACAACTCTCGCAGGAAAGAGGCGACCTGACGGCATTGTTGCGTGGCTTCGTCAACGTCGTCTGCAAGCCTTTGGTTGACGCTGAGGTAGGCAATGCGATGGAGGAAGTAGCGCCCCGCCTCATCGGTGAACACGGCGGCGACGACGCTCGCGTCTCCCCCGTCAGTTGCACCGAACGCCGGGTCCCACCAACACGACGCGGAAATCAGGCGAGACGAGCCCAGGAACAGCGAGGCGATGCCGTTGCCCTCGACGAAGGTGAGCGTGTCTGAGTAGCGCTGCAAACGCTCGGGATCGAGGCGACCCTCCGCCGGGTTCGTCGGTCGCAACAGCATCTGGCTGGCGAACTTCGCAGGGCCGCTGTCACGGCGCAGCGCGGCGATGGCCTCGCGGCTGAAGCGTTCGGGCCAAGCGCTTGCGCCACGCGCGTCGATGAGCGGGATTTCCAAGCGATGGAAGCCGTCAAGGAACGGCTTTGTCTCGCCGACCTCTTCGCGCGGCGCATCGGCATATATGGAATAGTACGTGTGAGGCGTTCCAATGAACAACTGCGTCCCGCCCGGCACGAGAACGTAATCGATCTCACGCAGGCGGGCGCGCAGATCCTCACGTTTTGCTGCCGTATCACACGTATTCGGAACCTCCACATCATCGCAGATGACGAGGTCGGCGCGAAGGCCGGTGATATTGGCGGCAATTCCCTTCGCAACCATGGAGGGGTCACGCAACGCTGACAGCCGGCTGACGGTGAATTGCTCGGCCGCCCACTGCTCTGGCCGTGTCGGAACGATGGGCCGCGTCAACGGATGACGCTCAATGATCCGCCGCACCTGGCGGACCATCGCTTTCGCTAACGAGAACTCCCCGGATAACGTTAGGATACGCAGTTCAGGGTCCCGGTACAGCCGCCATGCGGCGTAAAGCGCGACGAGAGACGACTTTCCGGAATTGCGAAACGATAACAACAGCAACCGCGGCCAACGCTCGCCATAGGCTTGGTCGAGCCAGCGACAGATGCGGACATGGATGCCGGGCGTCGTCAGCTTCTGGGTTGCATTCCATAACCACACAAACTCAAGGAAGTTGGCGCGCCTTGTCATCGATCCCGTGGTGGCTGCCGTTGGCCTGGCTGCGACCGCCGTCACACCCGGCCGTAATGGGAAGGAGGTCGACCGTCGCTGTTCAGCGGTCTGCGGCCGCCCACGCCGGCTGCGCTATGAACCCGCATTCGATGAGGCGAAGTCCCACGAGCGTAGCAAGGGCGCACTTGCGCTCGCCCGCCGGCATGCGCGCCAAAGCGCCGACCGGAATCGTCCGCGCCAAGTCCGCCACGTCAGCGGCATAGTGATCATTGAGGATGGCTGCTCGCGCCTTGCCCTCCTCCTTGATCGCGTGCGCCGCGTCAAGGTAGGCGCATCCCGACAGCATGGCGACGGCCGTGAGAAGAAGCGCGGCCGCGCGCACGTATGGCCACACGGGCTCCCATGCGGCGCGAAACTCGTCAATCTGGTCGTGTTCTGACATTGCCATCCCCTACCAGGGCCACCCGTAACGCCAGATCAGCGCGGTGGCACAGATAACGCTAACGACCAAAACGAGGGCGCGGCCGCGCGGCGTTAGCGCCATATAGGCATCCGCGATCCATTGTGGGATCATCGCCGACGTCACTGCAGTGCCGGCGGATCCGACGGCAGGCGATTGCCGGCGAAGCTTCGGATTTTGTCGCGGATCAGAAACTCGGCGATCCTCACCGCCTCAGCACCCTCGACCACCGTCCAGCACCCCGCCGTGTTAGCGTGCAGCGTCGGGTTATAAGCTGCTGTATCCCAATCGCTCCCGGCGACGGTTTGCCCGCCGGTGAGCAGGATCGTGTTGGACGGCCCGCCCGACGGGGTTAAGCATCCGGTGCGGTCGAACTTGTCCCAGCCGCGCTGCCACTCTGAAAGATCGACGCCGGTAATAGGGCGGGACGTGATGACCGTCAGGTTGTTAGCCGTCCACCGCATGCTGATCGAGTCTGTCGGGGCGATGTCGAACAACGCCGCTCCCTCTTGGCCGGTTTGATGCCCCGTCGGACTTAGCCTGATGACGGTGTCCACCAGTGCCCACCTGTGCGGCAGGCTGCCCTTGTCCTCCCCGTCCGTGATGTTGAAGTTGCGGTTGCCAGAAACGAGATCGTCCATGAGGCGGAAAACGTTGTCTGCCAGGACGTTCACAGTAACGACCTGCTGGTTTCGGTTCGGGTCGAACAGCGAGTTGTGGACGTTCTGGAACCAGCTATCCCGGAACATGAACTTGCATGTGTTACCGGGATCGGCACACGGCCTGCTGACGTAGCGCAAGTCGGCCCCTTCATGGACGTCCTTGACGCGGAGGCCTTCGGCCACGGTCCAGCGCTCTGTCGTCGGCGTCGAGGCGCCGTGGTTGTCAAACGAGGGACCACCCACCTGGCCACACGGGGAGCCTGTGTTGTCGTAATACCAGCCGGCAACGCCGATCGGCGGATCGGGCGGCGTGGCGCCGGAGATTGGCTCGTGATGGAAGAGCCCGCCTTGCAGACAAGCCACCGGGCTGCTGCTGTTATCAAGCTCGAACGGCCGCGCCCGCGTTGGTAAGGAGCCCGTGTTACAAGCGCTTTGAAAATCTTGCTTTTGCGTGCGGCTGGCGAAGACTTGATTTTGAGCGTTATGAACCGTGGGCTGAGCGCTGCTGTCGTTGACGACGGTGGCACTGGGAAACGTCGGCCCGGTGACGGGCGACACGTCGCCAGCACAGCGATAGGCGCCACGTACGGGCGCGGTCCATAGAGCAGTCGACGCCGGGGCAGTACGAAACATGCACTCGCCCTGGTGAGAGCACCCTTCGCCGAACTCGAAGCGCGCGACCCGCCAGAACGGCGCCCCGATCGTCTGCTGCAAATAGTTGAAGTACGTCCACATGCGCTCGCGCCGCTCGTCGCCCTGCATCGCGCATGTGCAAGTGTCACAAAGGCTCGTGCTGCAATTGCTCAAGCATGCATTGTCGCCAGGGGCACAGGCGCTGCAGGCAATTTGCGTATCATTTGAGCCTGCATAAAAGACGTACTCGTCCCAGGATAAGAAATTCCCAATCGCCTTCGCCTTGTCGAGCGACTTCGCGCCGATGTAATTGAACGTGACGTCAACGCCACCGTATGGCTCGAAGCCATATCGCCAGCGGTTGAAGTCGGGGCATGCGGCGCGACCTGCTGCATCCACCGCGGCGAACGTGTCAATCACATCGCCGACGCGCCGCCTGTCGTCGAGATAAAGGTAGGAGGAGGGGTTGCCGCCGACGATGCGGATCTTCAGGTGCGTGTCCGGCTTTGCCATGGCGAACGCATAGCGGTTCCAGAACTGTCCGCCGCTCGAATGCCCCGCCAGGATGACCTGTTGGAGATTGGGGAACGCCGTCCGATCCGACAGCCTCGTCAAAATCTGATCGATCACTTCGTAAGACGACACGGAAGGCGTGTTCTGGCTGTCTGCGCCCCCTTCCCAGTGATTGACCCAGCGCAGAACATCCGCAGGATGCCCATGCGCGGCCGTGTCCTCGTTCGACAGGAATTGCGGCCCGATGATCAGGACCTGCGAGGCGGTCAACCCCAAGTTTGAGCGCTTCTGCGTCGCCGCGTTCACGGTGTATCGCACCGCGTCGCGATCAGTGCCATGCACAATGATCCACGCCGACGTTACCGTAGCGTTCCCGGTCGCCCCGAATTCCTGATCGCCGCAATGGCGAAACTGGTAGGTCGTGCCGCCTTTCACGATCGGGAAGTTCAGCGTGCAGACCTGGTCGCTCGGGATCGGCGCCGCAATCGCCGGCGCCCCAAAAAGGACGATGAGGGCCGCCAATAAAAGCCTAAGCATTGATATAAACCCCGAAGTTCGCGTTCGGCCACAACTCGTTGCGCGGCGTCATGCCGAAGTATCCATAGGTAATCGGCGGAGCGGCCGGCGAAAACGTGAACGACTGATCAAACGGCGCCCCCGGTGCAACCGGGGCAGAGTACCGCGTCTCGACACCGGCATTGACGGTAACGCACCATAACTTGGCGGTTTCTGTGTCGTAGAACACGTCAACGGCATCGCTGCCCGCGCCCGTGAGCACGGCGAGGTAGAAGCGCCCTGACCCAACGCTGGGCGCCGTCCCCGTAAGGCGCAGCGATTTAGGCGTGACGGCGAGCGGCCCAGTATAGGGCCGCTTAATGCCAAAATTGCCGTCAGAACCAAGCAAGAGGAAGTTAAAGAACAGGTCGACGATGTCCTTAGGTGCGAACGACCGGAGCGCCGTTTCCGCTCCGGCGCGCTTTTCGTCGTCGTTCACGGGGCTTGGTGCACGACGGGCCCACACCCAGGCCGAGCCGTCCCATCTCGCCGGGATGATCTCCGTAGCCCCCGCCGCTACCGCGATCGATCGCTCACCTAAGACGACCCAGCCGGAGCCGGCGGTGACTTGTCGCTGGACGGTATCGCCGACGATGACAAGCTCGATGTCTTCGGCGAGGTCGGCGCCCCCAGGCGGTGGGGGCTCGATCGTCACGTCGCCGCTGACCACGAGCCGGTAGCGTCGATGCGTCGCCGGAAGCGGGTACGTGCCGGAAATGGCCGTCGCGGTGTACAATAACTGTCTCATGGTTAACCTCTTGCCCTCAACAAGGGGGCAGATCGCATCGTTTCCCTGGTGATCGGTATGCCGCGAGGTGGGGCTCTGCTTAGGGGCGAACGAGCAACCAGGTGACGGATTGCGACCCATCCGGCGCCGGCGAGCCGAAGTTCAAGCGAAACCCGGTCGTCGCCCTGTTCGTCACCCACACCGTCGTCGGCCACGACGGAACGGCAAGGATGCCGTAGTTTGTGTCGATCTCGGCGCGCGAGGGGATGTCTGCCCCTGCGCCTTCTGTTCCCGGAGGATAACTTTGCAGCGCCATAGGCGCTGGCGTGGTGCTGTCGTAGATCCACGTCCCGGATGCCATGCCTTCCCAATAGCCCTCGAACCAGCCCTTGCGGCGGCCGAAGTAGATGCGATTGACGGCGCCGGGCGGCGGCGAGGTGTTGAGAGTAAGCGTCACTCTGTGCCCACTCGGCACAGAGACCTTGCGGTACGCATGTGCGTTGTCGTCGCTGTAATTGATGCCGGTCTCCGCGTCGTCGAAGACGATGGTGCGGGCAAACCAGTAGTCCCCGGCCGGCACCGCGTTCGCGTGCGCCGCAGTTGTCGGAGCGGCGAGAGCATAGGTTGACATTGCGTAGGCCGGCCGGAACGTTACGTCGGCATAGACCGCGCCATTCGACGGCGTAACGAAGCCGGCAAAGTTGCGCGCAAACGGAATACCGCCTTGGGCGTCTCCCGAAGTCTGCAGGGGGCGCACCCTAAAGCCGGTCAAGCCTCGTACAACAAGATCATTGAAAAGCGTCAGCCCCCTATGGGCGGCCTTAACGGCTTTCGGGAACTCGTTGTTGTGAATGACCGTCGTATGCGGCAGGGAATAAGCGTGGCTGCCCGAAGTGCCTAAGGTAACCCCCGTCGTTCCCGTCGCGGCGCTTCCGGTTTTCGAGTTTGTCGTAATCAGCCTACTGATTGCAACACGGGAAAGGTTGATAACCGGAGCCTGGTCGAAGTACCCCCCAATATTCAAATTGTCAATGACAGACGATGTATCAACCGCGCTCGGCTTTGTAATGTACAGCCCGACGACGGAGTTCCAGTCTTGGCTGGTCGTGTCAAGCGAGCCTTGCATGCGGCAGGCCGTAATCCGCGAGGCTCGCATGGCGGCAATGTACATACCGCAGTAGTTGTACTCGAACGATACACCCTCGATCGACACGCCGTCTGCGCTGCCGCCGATAAACGATGTGCTTGACGCAGACCAGTAGCCCTGGCCAATGCACATGCCGTGAACGTTCGTTTCAAAACGCCCGCTCAGCACGGCAATCCCTGGGCCGTTGATGTCCAGCCCGACGCCACACCCTGCGGCGCGGCAATAGTAGAGTGCAGTATGACCAGAGACGCGGATGCCGGCCCGGCGGCGCGCAGCAACGACGTTGGCATCGTTCTGCAGCTTGCGATCGGTGGAAAAGTACCACGCCGCGCTGCCGTTCACGCGCACGTTAGTGAGCGTGCTGTCGAAACAAGCGTCACCCAAGTCGACACCGCATAGGCCGGCGTTTTCGACCGTCACGTCCTCGATGACGGCACCACGCACGGACTGTAGAGTAATCCCCTGCGTCAGCGTATGGTTCGCCCTCAAGACGAAATCCATGTTTCTGATGATGAAGCGGTCGCCAAGCAGTGCGTAGGTCTTGAAGCCGGTAGCCGCCCGCCCGGCATTGTAATAAGGACCTGCCAGTGTTGGCCAGCCGATCTCATGGTGAATTAGGGGCTCTTCTACATCTTCCGCGCGCTTGTCGACGACAAAAGCCACCGCCTTGTTGCCCGCTTGACGGAAAGACGACACGCCCTGCCAGACGACCGGCACCAGGTGGCTGAACCGGATCGGGAGGTGCACGTTGTACGTACCAGCCGGCCAATCGATCGGAATGCCAGACCAGGTGGCGTATTGGATCGCGGCGCTGTCGTCGGCAACCCCATCGCCCTTGGCGCCGAAGGCCTTGATCGACAGGGTGCGGTCGTATTGGCGCACCCAGCGCCCCGTGAGATCACGCGGGGCGACGAACACCGTGCCAAAATCGGTCGCCTCGCCAAGCGTCAGATTGAGGGTCAGCCCGGTAGCGTCGGGATCGGTGTTCTTGTGATTGCTCGTGGTCGGACACGCCGACGTTACCGGCGCCGTGGTATAGAGCCCGCCGTTAACGATGGCGACGGCGGTTGCAGGGCCGGTTTCCCCGCCGCCAGACGTTGCGGTCACGCGAAACACGCACCGACGGCCTTCGCTGCTGTCGTCCAGGCTCAGCACATCCCCAACGGCGTAGTTAACACCGCCAGCCTGGACCGTGGCTGAAACCACCTGCTTCGGCGCAAAGCCAGCCTGCCAGCGGAAGAGCCCGCCGCCGCCGTCGCCCGGCGTATCGTAGCCGAGGACGCGCACGGCAACATCAGCAGCCGCCGGCGCCACAGCGAGTAGCGCTGCGAGGTTCGACACGACCGCGCCGTTGAAGAGGCGCCGCACATAGCGGCCAGTAGTGTCGGCCGTTGTGCGCACGCACGTCTCGTCGTTATCGACGTTGCCGATCGTAAGGTTGAGCGTGCAGCCGCTGGCCAGCGAGCGCAACGAGCGCGTCGCGACGTTTGTCGTGCCGGGCGAGGCGAGGAGAACGCCGCCGCGCACGATGGTGACACCCGTAACCGCGCCGCTCGAGACAGACGACACGCGGAGCGTGGCCGGCCAGTGATCGCCGACGTAAAGGATATCGCCTACCTGATAGCCCGCGCCGCCGGCGTTGACGGTCGCCGCCGTGACCTGCTTCGGATCGAACGATGCAACCCAGTCGAACAGCCCAGCACCGTCGTCTCCGGCGGCCGTCTTCCCCTGCAACCACACGAGGGAGTTGCCGGCCGGGTTGAGCGCCTTGAGCGCGGCGAGTGTCGCGATGCGTGGCGCCGCGCCGACATCGCTCGCGAACGTCTGCGCCATCTCTCGCACGTCCGCGGGCGAGAATGAGCGCAACGCCGTCTGCGTCCCGGCGGCTTTCTCGCTCCCGCTGACACTCGTTGGATTGACCTGCGCACCGGCTTGAATGCCGGCGAGCTTCGTGCGCTCGGTCGCCGTCATGACGACCTTATTGGCCGTATCGGTGATCTGCTCGGCGTTATAGTCGCCGTTCTGCGCCACGATCGCACCGGTGCGGCCGAACACCGACGGCACCACCGCCCCTGGCGAATGCGTCTGAACCATATCGCGTACGTCAGCGGGCGAAAACGACCGCAGCGCCGTCTGCGTCCCGGCGGCTTTCTCGCTCCCGCTGACACTCGTTGGATTGACCTGCGCACCGGCTTGAATGCCGGCGAGCTTCGTGCGCTCGGTCGCCGTCATGACGACCTTATTGGCCGTATCGGTGATCTGCTCGGCGTTATAGTCGCCGTTCTGCGCCACGATCGCACCGGTGCGGCCGAACACCGACGGCACCACCGCCCCTGGCGCATGCGTCTGCACCATATCCCGCACGTCGCGAGGCGAGAGTGAGCGAAGCTGTGCCTCGGTGCCGCTGGTCTTTTCCGCTGTGGTGATGGGAGGCGGGTTAGGCGCCGCATCGGCGGGGATCTGCTCGAGCTTGGCTCTGTTTTCGCTCGTGAAATGGTGGGAGACCGAGCCCTCGGGGATATCATCAAGGTTGCGCCAGCCGCCGGCCGCCCCGCCATTTCCCGCCGCAACGGCGACCAGGTTGCCTTCGTCATCGAAACCCAAAAGTTTATCGCGGCGCTCACCGAGGTCCGGTATCGCGAGCGATCGCAGCGGATCCGTAGCCGACAAGGCGACACAGCGACCGACGTCGTCCTCGAGTTGCTGTACGCACGCCGTGAGATAATCCAGGTCGTGGTTTAGGGCCGCTGCGCGAAGCTCGCTCGACTCCTGAAAGTCATTGGTTCGTTCGATGGGCAGTCGGCGGCGAATGGTGATGGTCTTTCCCGCCGCGGGCGGTTGCGTGAACGTAATCGAGCCACCGTCGCTCTGACCCACGCCGCTGACGGTGTACTGTCCATCAGCTTTGTCTTTGTTCACGAAGACCTCGACATTGGCCGCGGCGAACACACAAAAAGGAAAGGAGTAGGTCGATCGGGCGCCGTCCGATGTGTATTGAACGAAGGTCGGCACTGACATGATTTTGATCTGATCCGGCATGGCTTTAGGAACCCGAGGCTCAATATATTAAAAATCGATGAGCGGGATTGTCCTTAGACCTTTCTGCATAAGCCCAAAATTGAGTCGATTGATTGGGCTCGAGGCTTCCAAAAGACTTCTACGTCGTGAATACTCATCCGAAATTCGTTTGGTGCGTAGAGCGCTCAGTTCGCCGGCGGTGGCGATATCGACATCGGCTTCCTTGGCAAGCCCGCTCAACACAGCCTCGGCCGTCCCCGATGACGCGATCCCCTGCGCCCCGAAGCGGGCCCGCTGCGCGGCGATCGCGCGGCGCAGTCGCTCACGGCGTTCTGTCTCTTCGAGTTGCTGGTTGGCGCGAAGCTGTTCGATCTGGGATGCCGCTTCCGCCTGTTGGGCGCGCTTGGCCGCTTTGTGTTCGGCGTCATCAAGACGGTACTTCAAAGCAGACAATGCCATCGTCGGCACAAAATTGGCCATGCCTAACCCCTTTAACGGCGCATGTTTTGAAAATTCTTCGGTGTCAGTTGCCGAGGCTGACGGTCGTAGAGACCGACAACAAGGTAAACGGCAGCGGCGTATCTTGTTCGACTCGCCACATTGGACTGACAGATCCTCTACGCCATCCGATGGCGCGAACGGTCTTGTCTCCACAGTAAAGGCGTGGAGCCTCGTTTAATTTTGTTTTCCCCAACCGCCTGAAACTAATTTCGCGGAAACCCCGGCCGCTATCGAGCCGAAAGGCGCCGGTGTCGATCAACCGAAACGTCAGCGAAATGGGCCGCATGGGACCGCTTGACCTGCCGCCGACAGAAAACGTGGCGAGGGGAAGTGGCTCGATGACATGGACGAAGGGCAGGCCCAATTGCACCGTCGTTCCAGGATTGTCGAGGACGATGCCCCCCCCTTCGATCCGATAATCACCGGCGGGCGCGCCGTCGGCAACCACCTTAACAACCTCCCCCTCCAGGTGGTCCGCCCCTGTCCAGTGTTGCGTCGGCACATCCGAAGTGCCAGAAAGCCCGGCGTCGACCTGAAGGTCCTTGTCAAACATTTCGACGAATACGCCGGCACGGCGCTCCACCAGGACGTACATCCAATCCCCTACCGCGCCGATGGCGATGAATGCCCCGTCGGTTTCCTGTACGGTCCAGGCGCCAACTTGCTCGTCACGGTAGACAGTGAGCGTCGCGAGCTTGCCGTCCCCCCTGACGACGTGCAAAAGCCGGGATCTCGCATCGTAGTCCATATCGACGGGCCGAACCAATACGTGCGGCGCCAGCATGCCGAGGTCGGCCGCTTGATAGGCCTGCTCGCTGTCGGTGAAGAGAAACTCACGCAGTTGGCCATCCGTTCGCGACACGAACATCGTCGCACCATCGACGTCGCGGGGAGGAATGCTGCGATCAAGGGGCGAGCCGATGCGCGTTTGCCGGTGAACTTGGATGTTCGTCGGCGTCAGTGGTTCTCCGGAAACCATCCATTCCGCCCCTGACGTGAAAACCTGCAGGTGCCTGCCGGAAAACACGTGACGGATGGCGTTCACTTGGTCCGACAGAAGGGGGAACTGCATGGCTTCGTCGTCGAGACCTTGCCCCAACTCGAAGTTAAACAAATCATCGGATCGAGACAGCCAGAGGTAATTCGGCAGATCCCGTGAGCCGCCGATGACAAGCCGATCCTGATGGAAGCATACGGAAGTCGGCCAGCCACGGGCACTTGAGAAAGCCTGTTCGCTCCAGTCTTGCGTGGCCGTCGTTGAACGCAACGTTTGCTTGACATTCGCCGTAATCAGGGTTGCCGATTGTATGTTGGTGATTTGCAATTCCCGGTCTTCAATGCGGATCCTTGCGCCGAGGTGTTCGGGCAGGAAAACCGGCGCCGAGGCCGTCACCGACACAGCCCCGGTGGTAGCACTCGGCTGCAGCGTCACGGCGGGGTTGGCGAATTTGTAATGGGGGATCGCAATGCGATCGCTTTTGGTCAAGAAGGTCCAGTCGGCGATGTCCCACGCCGCGTCCGCCCGCCGCGTGATCGTTTTCGGCGGAACATCGGGATGAACGACGAGGAGTGTGTCGGCACTTTGCGTCCAGTTAATCTGGCGCAGTTGCGCCTCCGTCCACGGCGTTGCGAAGCCACCGACGCGATTGCCGTTCGCGTAGACGTCAGCGTACCCATCGGTAAAAACGAGCAGGTAGACCTGTTCCGTACTGAATTCGAACGGCACGAGGCGACCACGGCCGCGCGCCTTGTCGATGAACCGCAGTCCTGTCCGCCGCGTCACGCCGCCCGTCGGATGAATGAACACGTTGGTAAGCTTGGCGGCACCGTTCTCGTAGGCGCGAAGATCGCCCCTGCCGAATAGCAGCGGTGAGATTTCTCCGGCGGAGAAGTTGGTTTTCGTGAGCTCGACCGTGGCCATCACCAGCGATCCTCGAGCAGACTGAAGTCGCTAAGCGCCGCCGGCGTCTCCTCCTGAGCATCGATCAGGCGGGCGCGCTGCAAGTCGTGCTCCGCGGCACGGCGCAAGGCCTCCCAACGGCTGGTGCCGTCCGTGAGCGGGATGCAGAACTCGGCGGCGAGATGAGCGATGAGGGCTTGATCAAAAAAGGCGGGGAATCGCGACTCAGGTGGCCGCCCGATGTAGCAGAGCACGATATCGGACGCATCGGTATGGAGCTGATTGCCAATGATCCTGTAGCTTAGTCCGCGCGCCCGCGAGCCCGAACCGGCGCTGATCACCCTGAGGCAATCATTGGGCAGAAGGAAGGCGGTGGCGAACTCGGCAACGGGCGTTTCTGCCAGCGGGGCAAGCGAAGCGTACGCCATCGCGAAGTTCCAGGGATGCGAGGCCAACAGGGCATCACGCACGGTGGGATAGAGCGCGGCGGCCACTTCCGCTTCAAGCGTGCCATCTTCAAAGGACGAAAGGCTGCTCGCGCCAATCTTGAGGAGTGCACGCGAACAGAGGTCGATCTGGCTCATTCCCATGAGACTGCTACCTTACGGCCGGGGTGAGCGGTGCTGGCCGCACGTTGGCGGCTGATTGAGGGTCGTCTGCGGCAAGGAACGCGATCTTCCGCCCGGTCCGGGGAAGGAGATCGCGCCCTTGGCGCAAGCGGCACTCGCGGCCTTTACGTGTTGTTGAGCGCGGTCATGTTGGAAATATCGACGAAGTTGTTCGAGACGACCTTGACGTGGAACATGCCGGCCGCGGGCACGCCCGCGGTGTCGACGTTTGCCATAATCACGTCGCCAACACGCAAAAGCTCAGCCGCTTTATTGAAATAACCAGCGGCTTCAACATTGGCGGCGGTGTCCCGCGTTGTGTAATGCCAGAGAGTGAAGCCGTTGGAATACGCAAGAACACTCAGATTAGCGGCGTTGTATGCCATTCCTCAGCACTCCTTAGCTTTCAACACAGCGCATCGTGACGACGCCCGTCGGATCGATCAGGCAGGCGCCTTGGCTCATCATGTTGTTGACGAAGTGCGCCGCGCGGTCCCCGTGCCAGGTGATGTCGGTCTTGACTTCCGCCCCCACGGCATGCCCGACCGCGGTTTTGTGAAACCAGAAGCAGGAGCGGACGTTCCCCGCCTTGGGCAGGCCCGAGTGCGGCAGCCACAGCGTGCCGAGCCACCGTTTTGCCTGGCTGCCCTTCCACGGAAGCTCCTCCTCACCGATGTAGTCTGCGTTCGCGAATTCCTGGATGTTGAGGAGCTCGCTCCACTGCTTCCAGCCAACGACGGCAAACCGCTGACCATCATCGGGAACTTCGGCGTTCCCCAGCATCTCGAACGCGGTGAGGATTTTTTGCTTGGTCAGACCGTCGGAGTTGCCGCCGGCGAAATTGCTGCTCGTCGCCAATTGTTGAATGATGAGTTCATCGGTCTTGCGGCCAAGTGCGTAGGCGCCAGCGCGCGCCACTACCTGTTGCTCATTGATGTTAGTCTTTAGTTCATCGAGGCGGTCGACCCAATCGCCCGCGTAGTAGTCGTAAAGGACGCACTCGACCGGCGCGTGATCGACATTCATCACCGGCACCATGCCATGTCGCGCCTTGGTGCTGGCCGTGCCCTTGCCGACCTTCTGGAACGTCGTCGTGGCACCGATGACGTTATCCTTCAGTCGCACCGTGCTTCGCAGCTTTGATCCCATCTGCTGGTACTGGATGTGGACCTCGGCTTCGAAGTTCTTGATAAAAGCCAAGTCTATCGACAACGACATTCGTTTAGGCTCCCATGTCGTATGACGTGAGTGACGGAAACACGAGGGCCGAGACTGGTTGTGGATGGGCTTCCGCCAGACTGGCTCCGGGGCGCGCTAGTGGGCCCGACAGCGTGGGCGAGGTGCCGTGGCCGGGTTGTCCTTCGCAACGCGGATGATGTGAGGGGCGCCGCCGCAGCGGCCTGCGCCGACTAGTTCGTGCTCGCCTCCTTGTAGAGGCGGCGGAACCCTTCCCGCACGCGATCAACGATCATCGGGTCCTGGTCGCGCCAGTACCGCGGATCACGCATCAGTTGTTTCAGGGCCGCGTCGGAGAGGACCTCTCCACCGATGGGGGTGCTGCCGCGAAGTTCGGGCTCCGAGCCGGTCATCATCCGATGCATGGCGATGACCCCCTCATAGGTCGTCGAGAGCGCTTCGTAGATGCGTTCCGGCAAATGTTTGCGTCCCCAGGCATCCAGTTGCCGTGCCACCTCGCGCCAGCGCTTTTCGCCGCCGAACTCTTCCTCCAGCCGCTCGACCTGTGCTTGCGCCTCGAACAACGCGGCGATTTCGCCCACCAACGGCATCAGTCGGTCGCAGGCGAGGTCGTAGACCAGCTGAACCTGCTCTTGCGAAAAGCCGGCCGCATGCAGCAGCCGATTGACGTCGGGATCGGGGGTGATGAAGTCATTCTTCAATTTGATCGTGTACTCTTCCGGCCGGGAGGGCAGCGGTCGTGCCGCCGCGCTGCCAAGCTTTTTTTCCAGCTCGACATAGGATTTGATCAGGGCATCAAGGCGAACCTCCTGTCTCTCCTCGTCCCAGAATTTACCGGGGAGGCCTTCCGGCCGTTTATTTGCCCCCGCCCGCGTCGCTGCCGACGGGTCGCTTTCACGGCGGGGATCGTCATCTAAGGTGGCAGTGAGGAGGTTCTCCGTCATTCCCGGTCTCCATTGACAGGTCGAAGGGGGTGAGAGCCTAGGCTGTCGTCAACCGCGCATGCCACGCGCGACGAGGGCAGCGATATAGGCGACGAGTTGGCGTTGCCCTTCGAGGACGCGCAAAGCCGCGTCGGACGCACTCGCGGGCAGGACGCGGCGAAGCGTCATCGACTCGAGATGGGCGAGGACGATGCGCCCATCCGCGGTGTTGAGGCAGCGGGCGAAATGCAACGGCAGGTCGGGGGGCACCGCTTCGGCCGCAGCCGCTTCGGGCGACTCCTCCGAAGGCATGGTGAACCACTCCCAGCCCGGCGGTGTCTTGACCTGCATAGCCTTGAACCTCCCCGTGGGCTAAGCGAATAAGCCCAGCACGTGGGACGAAACTAATTCCCTGGCGTGCCGCCGATCGGCAGGTTGCCGACCGGGTCGTCCGTGATCAGTTCGTCGGGCACGCCGAGGGAGCGGCCGAGCCAACGTGCGGCGGCCACCTGGTTGACGGCGGTCATCGCCTCCGCGCCCAGGCGGCTTACCGCCTCGAGCCACATCATGGTGTTTTGAACGCTTTGCTGCGCCTGGATGCGCGCCTGCGGCGCTTTGTAATCCAACAGGACGCGGCGGCTGTCGATCGGCAGATCAGCGATTTCGCCGCGCCGCACCAGAATGGTCAGGGCTCTTGTGATCAGCGGCGTGAGCAACTCCGATTGCAGTCGGCCATAGGTCGCGCCGAGGACGCGCGCCATCTCGGCAGCTCGCTGCAGGACCTCCGTCGCGGTCATGCGCGGACCTTGGATCGGGCCGAGTTGGTCGACGAACAGCGCTTTGCGGATGCGGCTGCGCAACTGATCAAGGACGAGTTCCGACACATCAAAGCGGCCAGGCGCTTGTAGCGGCGTCAATCCGGCCGAACCGACGGCTTTTGGGATGATCGCGCCCGGCACGAACTTGATCGTTGCGGGATTGATGACGCCGTCGTCATCGGCCTGCCAAATGCCAGTGACAGCAATCGAGGCATTCTTCAGCACCAACTCGACGACCTTGTTTGCTGTTTTGATGTCCGGCAGGGCCTTCATCACCGGTGAGCGCCCGTAGACTTCCCCCGGTGCCTTCATCCAGCGAAAGCTGATAAACGGCGAGACCGCAAACCGGCCGTGCGCGAGGACAGCGGAGGACTGTCCGCTCAGTCCGCTGCTGCCGTCCCCATCCAGGATGGCAATATACTGATAGCCCCGCTCATCCGGGAAGACGGCCTCGATGACAGGGTAACGCCGGTCGGTCACGGGCTGCCGCTCGCCTGCTGCGGCAATCTCGGCCGGTAACCGCGGAAAGCGGGCAAGGAGGTGTTCGCGGCGCAACGCTGACCGACGATAGGTCGTATCGAGCCTGCCGGAACCGCTTTCGTCCAGCACGAGGTCGCCGAGCGGCACGGCGGTGAAGCGAAATGCCGACGGCTCGCCCGGCTGCGCCTCTTCGAACAACAGACAAGCGGTGCCCGCCGTCACCAGGTCGAGGTAGCACTGGTGCATCTCGACGGCAAAGTTGGACTGGTCGAAATGCGACTGAACCACCGTCGCCGTCCGTTCAAGCTCCGCGGCGAGGGCAAGCCGCTCTTCAGGAGGCACGTCCGGCCCAGGGGTAAAACCGAACCAGCGGGACCACGGCGGCGTCAGTTCCGCCATCAGGCTCGCCGCCAACTGATCGACCGCGTCGGCGGCAGTGCCATCGAACACCTTGTCCGACCGGCCGAGCCTGCCGCCGCTGCCGCGCACGGCGGTATCCCGGCTCGGCAGGGCGTAGTCGTAGCAATCCTGCCAGAGCGGTTCCCACGCCGTCCGTGCTTCGCGGGCACGGCGATAACGGTTGATCACATCGGCTGCAGCGAGGCTGGCCATCGTTACTCCCCGAGCAGCGTCTTTGGCTGCGACACCCAGTTCGCCGGCGTGAGCAAGCCGCGCGAGGAGGTCTGGATGGTGCCGGCACGACCGCGACGCTGGCGTGCAAGTGCCTCCAGTCGCTGTTGGCGTTCGAGCTGCATGAGGTTGGGCCGCTGCACTGCCGGTGATGCCGGCGCGGAAGGCGGGGACGGCATGCGAGGCGCTTTTGGCAGTTTGAAGAAATCACCCATGTCAACGTGTCTCCCCTGGCCCGTCTTCCCGGCCGTCGCCGATCGGCGGCGGTCGCACTGAGGGCGGCCGATGTCGCCATTAGAGCGCAATCCGCGCCGCATGTCAAGAAAAAATTCCTATCTTAGCTCTGCCGGCGCAGCCACCGGTATAACTGGTACGGCGTGAAGATAAGAGGTTCGCGCAACCCGAGAATCCGCTTGACGGCTTCAACGCACGTATAGGGTCTGACGGGTGCCAGACGCCGCGGCGGAACCCGACGCTTGGCGAGAACGGCGGTGCACCCGGCGGTCCGGTAGCGGTCGATGATCCCCTCCGCGGACCCGTTTCCTATGACATTAATTTCCGTGTAATGGCAGAGCGGGTCGTAAAGGACCCAACCGCCATCGGTTTCGACGGCAACAAGGCAATGGCGGTATCCCCGGCGCAACCAGCGCAGCCACCAGATGCGCGTGCATCCAACAAAGATCACGACCGCTCGGTCGGTGGTTTTCCCCGTCTCGCGTCCGCGCGCGCCCCCCTCAAGAGCGGCGATGGCCATGTCAGGCGACGATTCCCTTCTCGCGCAACGGCGTCGTCAAACGGTCGATGGCCTCGGCCCAAAGGCGTGCCGCCCCGCGTTCCTCGCCGCAACGGGTATCCGGCGGCGAACCCCGCATGCCGAACACGGCAAGCACGCGCAGGTGCGCGTTTGTAACCCGTCGAAGCGCGTACAGGCGCATGAGGGCGCGATAGATATCGTCGGGGTCACAGGGCCGCGCGAACGCCCGTGCCCCGTCACCTGCCTTCGCGCCCTCGCGGCGACGCTGCTGGCAATGAACGAACCAAAACCACGCCTCTTCCGCATGCGAAAAAGGGCGCTCGCCGATCGAGGGACTAATCCCTTTGACCTGCGGCGGATGCGGCATTCCACACTCTCCCTTGCTGTAGCTGGCGACCCCGGCAAGGCGGGCGTTCTGGGCTGAAGACATCTAGGGATATTTACCTAATGCCGTTTCCGGCGTTATATGAGACAAAGTTCCCATGGTCAAGCATTCCGAAATCTGGCGCGCGATCGATCGGCTTGCCGAACAGCATGGCCTATCGCCATCGGCACTGGCTCGCCGATCCGGCCTCGACGCGACGACATTTAATAAGAGCAAAAGGACAACGCGAGACGGCAAACAAAGGTGGCCAAGTACTGAGAGTATTGCGCGGATTCTTGAGGCGACGGGCGCCTCAATGAGCGAGTTTGTCTCCCTGTTGGGGGAGGGTCGCGGCCATGTCACCGCGCCGCGATTGCCGCTTCTTGGATTTGCCCAGGCGGGTAGTGCCGGTTATTTCGACGATGCAGGCTACCCAAGCGGCAGCGGGTGGGATGAAATTCCGTTCCCTGACCTGTCGGACCCGCACGCCTACGCCTTAGAGATTACCGGCGACAGCATGGAACCGGTTTACCGTGACGGTGACATCATCATCGTCGGGCCGGAGACGAAACCGCGCCGCGGTGACCGCGTCGTGTTGAAGACGCGCAGCGGCGAGGTCATGGCAAAGGTGCTTCGCCGCCAAAGCGCCAATTGGTATGAACTGAAATCGTTCAATCCCGCCCACGAGGACCGCGTCATCCCGGCCGAAGAGGTGGAGTGGTTGGCGCGCATCCTTTGGGCAAGTCAATGA